AAAGAAATGTCTAAGAAAGATGTTATGGACTTTGTTAATACAAAACTAAAAGGTCTACCCAAAAAGAAAGAAACTAAAGAAACTTTAAAATTTGAATCTATGATTGAGAAAAAATTAATTCAAATAGTTGAGAAACACCTTCCCATTAAAATAAGTAAAAAAGACTTTATTAATTTGGTAAGTGAGAGTCCTGAGATATCACCGACTAAACCTACAGTTAAACCAGGTACAAAACCTAACAGACCCTCAACACCATATAACCCTAAACCGGGACCTAAACCAGCTCCTAAAGCTGAAAAAAACGATATGCCTGAATGGTTAAGTTTTAATAAAATAGGGGTAAAATTAAAAGAATATTAAGATGAGTTTAAATATTAAAATGGAGAAAAAAATAAGGGTTAAAAACCAATTAAAAAATAAATTGGTTAAAGAAGGTCTAACTAAGAATGAGAAACAATTACTTAATAGATTAATTAAGGAAGCCCCAATTGATTACGACGGTCCTGAAAGAATGGAACCGGGAATTGAAAAAAAAATCACGGATAAGAAAACACCATACAAAGAACATCCTGCATTACCAGATGGGGATAGAGATTTTGTTGAATTAGTTTCATCTAAGAGGTTTAAAGATTCGGTTGAGAAAGTTAGACGTTATTTAGGTGATACTCAGATGATTCAAGGGGATAATCCTATTATGAATCTTATGGGTTCAATTATGAACGGTATGAGAAAAATTATGACGATTCAGTCTCAAAACAAAGAATATTTAGAAAACTTAGCGGTTGAACTAATTGTTAAAGAGATGGGTATCCCTGAAGGTTCGTTACAGTTTGACGCTAAATTAGTTATGCAACCTATGGGTGCGGCTGAAGGTATGAAAACTAAAGGTGAAGAATTTGATGACAACGAAATAGAAGACGCATTTAAAGAGGCTAATGATGAGGCCGAAGAACACTCTGAAGAACTTGAGGATTTTGTGGATGAATTTGAAAAATTTAACTTAGAAAAGGCTAAAAGAAGGTTGATTAATTCAATGATACAAGGGGCGGCTTTTAAAGGTGGTCATATGTATGTTTTAGTCGGTGAAGAATTAAATAATGTTGACCCTGAATTATTAAACTTATATGGAGTTAACCAATCATTAATGGAACATCTATATTGGTTATATCCTGATATGGAAGGTATGGCCGGTAGTGGTGGTGGACAAGCAGGACAGAGTGAAGTTGACGATGAAACTGACCCACCAACAGTTAAGGCGAGAGCAATGACTTTCCCTCTATTGGTTCACGAATTGGTTAAAGGTGTTTATGAAGTTTTTGGAACTCACGGATTACCCGATGACCCTAGACAAGCTGAAATGGTTTTAGGTTCTGAAGATACATTACCTTCGGAGATATGGGATTCAAGATTAGGTCCTGTATTTTGGGAAAAATTTACCGAGACTTATCCTGACGAATTATATGATGAGGGTAAAAAACATTTACAACATTATTTGTTTTTTAGGTTTTCTAAATTAAGTGCTAAAGAATTCTTAGAAATATCTAAACTTATATTAAGTGGTGATAAAAGGGGTAAAGATTTCATACAAAGAATGGTCAATGAAATTGTACAGGAACTTAAGAGAGAGGATTATGACGAAGCGATGGGTAAATATGATGACGAAGACGAAGATGAGGACCCGGATTTAGGTGGGTTTTTAGGTGGTTTAGGTATTGATATGTCGAGTGATGATGATGATGATGATGATGATGACCCGATGGGTGTCTAACAATAAAAAGAAAATAATCATGGTTAATGGCCAACTTAACAAAGGAACAAATATTAGTCGAATATGTGAGGTGTCAGAAAAGCATCCCATATGCGTTAAAGACGTATTTAGAAACATATGATAACACAGTTAAGAAATACGTACCTTTAGAGTTATTTCCGGACCAAGAAACTTTAATAAATGATTATGAAGAACATAACGAAAATATAGCGTTAAAATATAGACAAGCTGGTATAACTACGGTTACCGCAGCTTGGGCATCTAAGAAACTAGTTTTTGCTAAAAAAACTGAACCGGAAAAACTTCTTATTATTGCCAACAAATTAGACACATCTCAAGAGATGGCTAATAAAATCAGGTCTTTTATAGGTCAATGGCCCTCTTGGTTAGGTGTCGGTTTTTCACTTGATAAGAATTCACAAAAGCATTTTAAATTAACTAATGGTTGTGAGGTTAAAGCCGTCGCAACATCTAAGGATGCTTTGAGGGGGTTTACACCCACCATACTAATATTTGACGAGGCTGCTTTTATTGAAGCTGATAATGACTTTTGGGCGGCATATATGGCATCTCTATCTACAGGGGGTAAAGTAATTGTTGTGTCAACACCTAACGGGTTTGACCCGATTTATTATGAAATATACGACCAATCCAATCGAGGGATGAACGAATTCAAAATTTCTAAAATGTATTGGTACCGAGACCCTAGATATACTAAGGATTTATATATGGTCAAAACTAATAATATAATACACTATCTGTTAAATAAAGAACAATATAGTAAGGACGATATCATTGATTGGTCAGACATAAAATCGTCAGACCGTAATTATGAAGATTTGGATAAGTTAATATCTGAAGGTTATAAAACAAGTTCATCATGGTTTGAGCGTATGGTTAAAAAACTTAAGTATGATAAACGTAAAGTTTCTCAGGAGATTGAATGTAGTTTTCTAGGTTCGGGAGATAATGTGTTTGATTCTATTTTATTACAAGACATAAAGGAAAACCATGTCAGAGAACCTCAGATTAAAATGATGGGTAATATGTTGTGGATTTGGAAAGAACCTGTGGTCGGACATAAATACATTATGGGTATTGATGTTAGTCGTGGTGATAGTGAAGATTTTAGTTCGATTGAAATAATTGATTTTGATGAAAGAGAACAAGTGTTAGAATATGTTGGTAAAGTCCCACCCGATGTGATAGCCGAAATAGCCTTTAAGTGGGCTAATATGTATAAAACATTTGTCGTTATCGATATTACTGGTGGTATGGGGGTATCGACCTCCAGAAAATTACAGGAGATGGGATATAAGGATTTATATATTGACGGTATTGATGCATCAAATAAGTGGAAATATGTCCCAAACTCATCCGAAAAAATACCGGGGTTAAATTTTAATAATAAACGTGTTCAAATTATATCTTCATTTGAGGAATCTATGAGACATGATTTTAAAATATATAGTTCTAGGTTATATGATGAGATGAATACATTTATTTACATCAATGGTCGACCTGACCACCAAAAAGGTCATCACGATGATTTAATTATGTCTATAGCTATGTGTACTTATGTGGGGGAGTCTTCATTTAGTCAATTAACTAAAGTTACGGAACAAACTAAAGCGATGATAGATTCTTGGTCTGTTAATAATAATAACGATTCAATTAAAAAATTGGAATTTAATCCGGTAATGCCTAATATGAATCAATATATGGACATGAATAGATATCAACAAGGTGTGAGTAAAGAGGATTATATTAAATATGGTTGGTTATTTGGTAATAGGTAATATTTATATAGTAAAATAACTATGGGAAGAATAGCCAGAAAAAAAACAGATAAAATATTTAATGGAAGTAAGCTTATAGTTCCGGGACAAGGTATTAGCACTTCGAAGGTTGATAAACTTAACTCAGAAATTAATAATAATAGACCTAATAATCCAAATAAAGGTAATAAGGGTGGAAAGTAAGTATTTAATTCTTTTTAAAAAAAGTTAAATTAGACGTATGGAAAATAATTTAAATAAAGATAATATGACGGTTTGGCAAAGGTTGAATAGAACATTCGGTCCGGATGCTCAATTAAATCAAGATTATCCGACATATAAAGTAGATAAGTCGCAGTTACTAAAGACCACTTCTAAAGATGAATACGAAAAAGAAAAATTACAGGCTCAACAATCGTTTTATCTAGGTAACCAATGGGCTAAAATTGAGAATAATCTTTATACTCAAGCCGTTTATTATGAACCGACTAGATTGGCATCATTTTATGATTACGAATCTATGGAATACACACCTGAAATTTCAGCCGCTTTAGACATTTATGGTGAAGAGTCAACAACGGCCGACCAAAATGGATACGTATTACAAATTTATTCTGAATCTAAAAGGATAAAAGGAATCTTGTCAGACTTATTTAATAATGTCTTAGATATCCCAACGAATCTACCTATGTGGACTAGAAACACCTGTAAATATGGTGATAACTTTGTATATTTAAAATTAGATTCCGAAAAAGGGGTTATCGGGTGTAATCAATTACCAAACATAGAAATCGAACGTTTAGAAGATACTATGAGTAGTGCTAATTCTAATGTTAAAGCCGATGAAAAGAGTGAAAATAGAAATTTAAGATTTAAATGGAAATCCAAAGATATGGAATTTAAATCTTGGGAAGTAGCCCACTTTAGATTGTTAGGTGATGATAGAAAATTACCTTATGGAACCTCTATGTTGGAGAAAGCTAGACGTATTTGGAAACAGTTATTACTTTCTGAAGATGCTATGTTAATCTATAGAACTTCGAGAGCTCCTGAACGAAGAGTGTTTAAAGTTTTCGTAGGTAATATGGACGATAAGGATGTCGAAGCATATGTACAACGTGTTGCTAATAAATTTAAAAGAGACCAAGTAACAGACCCTAAGAACGGTAATGTCGATATGAGATTCAACCAAATGGCGGTTGATCAAGATTACTTTATACCTGTTAGAGACCCTAGCGCACCTAACCCTATAGATACTTTACCGGGGGCGACTAACTTATCAGAAATTGCGGATATAGAATATATCCAAAAGAAATTGTTAACCGCTCTTAGAGTACCTAAAGCCTTTTTAGGTTTTGAGGAGGCTGTTGGTGACGGTAAAAATCTTTCGTTACAGGACATTAGATTTGCTAGAACAATTAATAGAATACAAAATTCTATGATTGCCGAGTTAAATAAAGTGGCAATTGTACACTTATTCTTATTAGGTTTTGAAGATGAGTTATCTAACTTTACATTAGGGTTAACAAATCCATCAACACAAGCTGATTTACTTAAAATTGATGTGTGGAAAGAAAAGGTTCTTTTATACAAAGACGCTGTTACACCGGTCGAAGGTATCGCACCTGTTTCCGTATCTTGGGCTAAGAAAAATATTTTAGGGTTCTCAGATGATGAAATTAAATTAGATTTACAACAACAACGTGTTGAAAAGGCAGTTGGAGCTGAATTATTGAATACCCCCACAATTATTACACATACCGGAGTATTCGATAACATCGATAAATTATACGGTACTAAAACTGGTGATACTCAGAATTCTGAAGTTGAACCTCCATTACCACCTGAAGGTGGAGACCTGGGTGGAGACATGGGTGGAGAC